CACAAGCGCTATGTGAAAAGACGTGACGGCTCCACTTCTCACTACACTCCGAAAGGAGAGATCGGTGAAAAGCGGTATGTCGAAAACATTACTTTTTCACATGTTACAAAAAACGCTTCAGGGTTCTGGCTCGAGTATAACTTCGGTTGGAAGAATTTCTTCAACACGATTTACGAGTCTATTCAAGTATGCCAAGCAGCATGGCCTGATGTTACCATCAGAGGCCGGAAATCTGTCGGGTTTGGGGTTGAACTCCCTTACAATGGGAGCGAATTCACCACCCGTGCGGTAAGTTGCACGATACGGTGTAACTTGCAGGCTGAGATGCGTATTACAAATCCGAACCTGCTTCTAGCTGAAAGTCTGGGTCTTGTCAACCCGGCTCACGTACTTTGGGATTGGTTACCCTTCTCCTATATGGTAGATTGGTTGGCTAACGTCGGTAAGTGGCTTAAATCTTGGACCAATTTTGCTGGTGTGGAACTGTCGGATTCACAAACGACTATGTCTTACACCGGGTCCTGGACTGGCGTGAGTATGTATCAATGGAACGGCCAGCCTCGTTTGGCTGACATCAATTTCTTTGCTATGACTCGCACCTTGGGACTTCCAAGTTACCGCTTTATCTTCGATAATCCACTTCAGTCCTTCTCGGGATGGAACGCTAGCGTAGTGTTCGCAAACCTTGTTGGAATTCTCTCTAGTCTCAAGGGTAAATCCTGAGACGCACATCGTTGTTATGTAATCTCCTTTAAAGGAAAATCATTATGCCCAATATGGGAAACATCACGGTTAAGAAAGCAGATGCTGTCACCGATATCGTTTACACCGCCCTAACTCCATCCGCAGGGGATGATACCCCTGCTCAATGGCGCTCGGATACGGCTGCGACTATCAATGCTGGCAAGCCTAATGCCTCCCTGGTATCTAAGTGGAACGGCGCCAAAAGCGTACGTCGCTCGGATTTCCATTTCGTTTACCCACAAGTCGCTACAAATTCGACGACTGGACTCGCGTCCGTGGTTAACCGGATTCCAATTCACGTAACAGCTCAAATCCCTCAGGATGTCCCGGATGCTATCGTTGCAGAGGCCGTCGCGCAAGCGATCAACCTCTTTGCTTCAGCACTTATCCGTGATTCCGTGAAGACCGGCTACGCCCCGACCTAAAGTCGTAGGATAGGCCTTTCCCTTTACACTCCTTAGGAGAACTGTTATGTCACGTTTACCAGATGATCTGGAACGCGTAGTCCTTGCCATGTGGGAGGATCTGGATTGCTCCATGTCTTTGAAGATGAAAATCCTCTACGAGCATGGAGAATGGGTGCAGCTTGTTTCCGCTCGCGCGGAGCCCCAGCATTATCTTGATGGCCGCGATTATTTCCACGCGGTTTGTGCCTCTGACTTCCTTCGCAAGTGCTCGGGGTTACCCCTTAGCGACGTCGATCCGGAAGCTACTGCCTTCAAGACTTGGTCCGAATGTGAGCTTAGGAATTTCAAATCGAATTTACGTCTCGAACGCCACCTCTGCAAACCCTCTGGGCCCCTTGCGGATATACCCGTGCATGATTTTTTGATGCGCGTGCGAAAACGTGTTTCTGAGATTTTGGGACCAATCCCAGACGATTTGACCCCTAAGCATGGGCCTGGTGCAACATATCTTGACACTTCTGCCACTGGTTGTACCGTGGTCGATAAAATGACCAATCAACCCACTGCTACTTCCGACTTTTTGGTTCACCTCCTGCCTCTCTGGGAAGAGACGGCTTGGTGTCGTGGACTTGTCGAAAGTAGACCCTACTTCTCGAGACCAGTGATGGTCAACGAGGATCGCTACGTCTCCGTAATAAAAACAGCATTGACGAACCGGCCAATTAGTATCGGCCCCTCACTTAATGTTGCCTACCAATTATCAGTAGGTCGGGAAATACGTAAGCGATTGCTACGTCATGGTCTAGTGCTCGGTCGAGCACGAAGCCCTTTTGAGCGTTGTACGCTAGCGACTATCCTCCGTTCAGAATTTGACGGTCAAAGATATCATCGTCTGGCTGCTCAGAAGTCATCCGTAGATGACGAATCAGCAACTGTAGACATGACTTCTGCAAGCGACTTATGGTGCAGAAACGCTGTGAAACTCCTCTGCCCAAGCAATTGGTACGAGTTAATGGACGTTCTTCGCACCCGTCAGACAGTTTTACCTGACGGTCGCACGATTCACCTCGAAAAATTCAGTGCTATGGGTAATGGTTTCACATTTGAGCTAGAAACATTATTGTTCCTGTGTGTCGCCGAAGAATGTCTTTCCACTTTGGGAATTCCATTCGTCTCAGGCTATGACCTCCTTGTCTATGGTGATGACATCATTATTGATAAAGGCGCGGTGGATCTCCTGCTATCTGTTCTAACTTACTTGGGACATATTCCGAATCAACGGAAGACGTACCGGACGGGTTATTTCAGAGAAAGTTGCGGTGGGGATTTCTTCTTCGGGGATAATGTTCGCCCCTTTTACTTAGGAGAAATTCCCGATGAACCCGCAAAATGGATCAGCTTGGCTAATGGCCTTAATCGTCTGGCTGCAAATTACAGCAGCAATGGTTGGGGTCGGTGTCCTTTCAGGCGCAGTTGGTTTCGCGCTTTGGATGCTATACCGAGTGATGTCCGCAGGTGTAGGGGTCCTTCCATATTAGGGGATATCGTAATTCATGATACCCCCGAAAGATGGTCAACGACTACGCGTAATCATATTCGGTACTTGCGAGTGTGGAGACCTATCGTTGACAAGAAGCCGATAAGCCTTACGAAGAAACTGCCCGGTCACTTCCCTCCCCCAGTTGATGGGGTTGGACCTTACCGACGCAGGACTATTTTATTAGGCTGTTGGCCCGAAGGACCTACGATGGCGGCAGCGCTTTATGGTCTAAGCTCTGATGGCGTTACCCCGCGA